CTACTCTTTACTTCTGTAGCACTATATATACTTCCACTACATTCAAGGCTTTGTCCTAAGCCACCAACTGCATTAATAGATACATATCTAGTAAAGTTAACTACAGTTCCATTATCTGTTATAGGAGCATCACCAACTGCTGTAGCACTAGTAAACTTAGCAAGATTATTTGTTGTACCACTTATAGTTCCTGCACCACTTGATCCAGATGATCCAGATGTGCCACTAGAGCCATCACCACCAGGACCACCAGTTACCCCACTAGAACCTGAACTACCTGCTGTTCCAGATGAACCACTAGATCCTGAAGTTCCTGAAGAACCAGAAGTTCCTGAAGAACCATTTGTTAAACCACTAGATCCAGAAGAGCCACTTGTTCCAGCACTTCCTGATGTTCCAGATGATCCTGATGAACCTGAAGTTCCTGTGCTACCTGAGGTACCTGATGTACCATTAGTTAAACCACTAGAACCAGATGAGCCACTCAAACCAGATGAACCAGATGAACCAGAAGTACCTGAACTACCTGCTGTGCCATTAACTCCAGAAGTTCCTGTAGTTCCTGAAGTTCCAGTAGCTCCAGTTAAACCACTTGTTCCACTTGTTCCAGTACTTATACCAGAAGTGGCAGCAGTACCTGATGTACCTGTAGTCCCTGTTGTTCCTGAAGTACCTGTACTACCTGAAGTGCCTGTAGTTCCAGACGTACCTGTAGTACCTGAAGTACCAGATGATCCTGAGGTACCTGTAGTACCATTTGTACCAGATGTACCTACTGTACCAGAGGTACCATTTATTCCTGAAGTACCATTACCACCAGCTGCACCAAACAGATTCACTGTCCATGCACCATAAGTTCCTGAACCTAATACAGTGGTAACATTAACCACCATATCACCTGTTCCACTATTGTAAGAAGTAACAGTTCCTTGCATTGTATTACTTACATCATATACTATGATAACTGTCTGTGCAATACTATATGCTAGTCCTGTTCCTACTGTTAAACTCTTTGATCCTGCTCCTATTGATAAAGAAGTTGTAGAACTTGTTAAATATCTATCTCCATCTTGACCAGCAGTTCCAGAAGATGCTGATGTTCCAGATGTACCTGTTGTACCATTTGTTCCATTAGTTGCAGACGTGCCTGAACTTGCACTCGTACCAGATGTACCTGAAGTTGCATCTCTACCACTTGTTCCTGCAGTTGCGTCTTGACCACTAGTTCCATTAGTACCAGAAGTACCAGCTTCACCAGAAGTAGCACTTGTTCCATTAGAACCATCAGTACCTGAAGAGCCATTTATACCAGATGTTCCACTTGTAGCACTAGTTCCAGCAGTACCACTTATACCAGAAGAACCATTGACTCCACTAGACCCATCTTTTCCAGCTGTACCATTTGTACCACTAGTACCATTAGATGATACACCAGAACTTCCATCTTTTCCAGAAGTTCCAGCAGTTCCAGCAGTTCCACTATCTCCAGATGTACCTCCAGAACCAGTTACTCCAGAAGTTCCAGCTTTACCACTAGAACCTGATGAACCAGATGTACCAGATGTACCATTCAAACCAACAACACCATTACTAAAAGCGTCATCTATTTTTGATAGTGCACAGTCTAAGTTATTGCCAGTTTGTATTCCTGTATAAGGAAGGTTAGGACCATTATATATAACAAGATCTGCTGTAGTTGCACAAGGAAGTGAATTACAGTTTTCGTTAGGATGATAGTATGCGTTGTAACAAGGATCTCCAGGATTGCAAGCCATTTTATAATTAGTTTAAGAAGATTAAGGAATGTACATGATATAATATGCAGCTATGACAGGTTGAATGTTTGGGTGAGAAGCATTAGATCCTGTATTAGCATTTGTAACAGCTATACTAAGTGATACTGGTCCAGCTCCACTAGCACTTGTTATACCAGAGTTATGTGATTGAACACTAGCAGGTAACATTTTATATGAAGAGTTTCCACCTTGTGCAGTTTCATTTGATATAACTTGTGTAGAATTAGGAACACTTCCTGAACCAGGACCCCCACCTCCCATAACTATATGAGTATGATTTCCAATTGATCCAGATGCTACCACTGAGGCAGCGTGTGAATGTGAAGGAATTTGAGATGTGATAAGTGTAACAGTATTTGCACCTGCTGTGTTAAATACAGCATAGTTTGGATTGCCTGGATTTGCTGGATTTACAGCAGCATCTAAGCCAACTCCTATTGGAGGTACATTAGCAATAGCTCCAACAGCAACACGTCCTCTTTTATCAGGAGTGCCATTAAGACCATTACATAAATATACTTTATAGAATCCAGCAGCATTTAAACCTGCACCTGTAGCATCAAAGTTAGTTAATGATCCATAGTATTCATATGCTACATATGGAACCATTTTTAAATATTGTTGGTTTGAACTACCACCACCTTGACTAGCTATATAAGCTGCAATCAAAGCATCTAAGTCTGCTAGCTTAACATAGTTTGTATCTACATCAAGTGTAAGAGCAGCAAGATCAGCTACTGTTGTACAAAGCTTTGTTATGACAGCTTGTAAAACATCATGAGTGTCAGAAGACGCAGTTACTCCTGTAAGACAACCAATTGAATAATCAGCATTAAGTATAGCTAATGTATTATTAATAGCTACAATCTGTGCTTGTAAATTACACTCTCCTTTAGAAAGAGCTGTAATCCATTCTTTAGATGTATGAGTTAAACCTGCTGTAAGATAGCCAGTAACTAATGCACATACATCTCCTGCACTAAGAGTGATTGCATCTCCTGTACCAGTTAGTAAAGGAACTAGAGCATTCATTATAGCTTGTTCAACAGAAACTAAATTGTCTCCTGTTTCAACACCTAATGCAGGATAGTTTATACCTGTATATCTAACACATTCATCAGACACTGTCTGAACACATCCATTATAGCAACTTTCGCAAGACATGGTTTATTTATTTATGAATTAACACTTTAACTCTACTAACCACCTGAGATGTTGTGGGAATACCACATATCATAGCATAGGTTGGGTTACAAAGTCTGTATGTTAATATTTGTTTGTAATTTAATAAATCTTGTATTATCTCTCCAGGAATATAATTATTCACAGAGAAGACAATATTATTATATTGGAGATTTGCCCAATATGTTAATCTTTCATCAATTTGTGTTAATGTAACAGGAATACTGGCATCAATAACACAATCTGTTAATCTTGGTGATAACATCTTTTATTCTATTTGTAGCAGTTTTAAGTTTGTTGTTGCATGCTGAACATAGGCCATTAATTAATTGACAGCCACATCCCACCTTCATGCCACAACCTCTACAGTTTGCCATATTAAGGAAAATTAATTATATAGTTGTTTCCTGTACAACCACATTGGTTTGCAATAAAATAATCTAATTGTCTATTAGCTTGGATATATAACTTGTTGGCTGTATCAATAGCACAGTTATTAGCTGCTGCTATGGAGCCTTGAATCATAAAATTAATACTACTTAAAACTACTTTTGCTTGGGTTCTTATAGCTGAATCACATTCCATCATGTCTAACTTCATAAATGCATTATCAAACTTTTCTTGAATAAGTTCAGTACGCATGATGTTCTTTTCTACATAATTTACATTAGCAGGAGCAACTGAATATTTCATGAAATATATTCCATCAGGCAAAGGGGATGTTGCTGGGAATGGAGTTAATCCTAAAATGATTGAGTTATAAACATTAAAGCTATTAACATTAAATGGAATAGCTACAGGTGTTGTGAAACCAGGAACAGTAATCTGCATAGTAGGAGCACTTACATTAGGTGGATCTGTATCATAGACAGATATATCAGCTATACCCAATGTTTGTGTAGTGTATGTGTTAATTACTAAAAAATCTAATGTCATGGTTATTCTAATAAAAATGCCAGAGGATTTGAGATATCCTCTCACCCTCTGGCATAGGTTAATATGATGCTACCTTTTTCTTAAGGGATCAAAGTAGTTGTTGTTGAAGTGCTAGGCCATACAGTAGTTGTAGTGCTAGTAGTTGTGATACAAGCTGTGTCACCTGCAACAGCTCCTAAACCAGCTACTAATATAGCTTCGATAGCAGATGTTTGATTCTCAGGAACAGCAATGATCACCATGCTATCTTCCATAATATAGTCACCCCATTGGTAAGCACTCTTATCATACTCATTGAATTTGATATAGTACAAATCATAGATCTGACCATCAGTTACCCAAGACTCAAAGTTCTCGTTGTAACCATTCATTCTGTAAAGATGCTTCAAGTAACCAGCTTGGTAACTATAGAAGTTCTTCTCTAATTGTTGAACCTCAGCAGAAGTACCAACAGCATAGTTAGAACGTTGTGTAATTACTGGAGTAGCAACTCTATTACAAGGATCGTCAACAATGAAGTCAGCAGTTGTAGCTGGACCAGAGAAGATGAAAGTTCTAAAGTAGAATCTGTCATACTCAAAAGGGAATGCAGCAACGTCACAAGGTTGTCCATAAGCAGTCAAAGGTTTACCAGTGATACGTAACAACGCACTTTGATCGTCACCAATTCTTTGGAATTGATAGAACTGACTCAAATAAATGTTGTCTGGGTTGTCACCAGGTGCACGAGATTCTAACTTTAAGATTAATGAATCAATTAAAGCAGGAACATCAACGTCTGTACAAGGATCATCACCACATCCAAGACATGGAGCATTAACTGTTACAGAACGAGTGAAACCATTGAAATACAATGTGTTTAAGTAGCTAGAGAAACCACGTAAAGTTAATGTTACAATCTCACCAGGTTTTACTGTGAAGTCAACTACATCAGTTACTTGATTCACTGGAGTAGGACAACCTAAAGATTTGTACCATTCTGTTACGTTACTCTTACAAGAAGATCCACCAGGACATCCAGAGATTTTGTCTGAACGCTTAGAACCTTGTAAGTAAGTGTTAACTCTACCTTGAGCTACATAAAAGTAAGGGGCAGCAGCAATGTTACTTGCATCTGCAACGCTGTAGTCATTTAGGAATATTCCTACTTGACCAGCTGTTAAATTCTGTGTTGATCCAGAGCTAGGTAATGTATTTCCTACTGGTACAACAAAGAGGGTGGTTAGGGAAAAATCAGCCATTTTGCTTTATATTTAATTGTTAAAAATTATTCGTTTGTTTGTATTCTGTAAATTGAGCTTTGAACAGCACTTTGGTTTTCTGTATACATTGCCAAGTTTTGTACTGTCAGATCTAATAGTTCATCTTCTAGGTATAGTTCAAGTTCACAATCCTGATCGAATGAGGGTAAGCCATCAAGCATGATATATCCTGCCTTATTTATATATTGAGGATATCTCATGTAAGAGATATATATATCCTTAGGTGTAAATGTACCATCTGTAAATATAGAG